CGGAGCTGGACGCCCGGGAGGCGGAACTGGAGATGCTGCGGCGCGACAAGTCCCTGGCGGATTTGACGGCCAACTTCCTGGGACGCAACTACGACGAGGTGAGCGCACGGCAGGCCGCGGAGGCGCTGCTGGACGGCGACACCAACGCCCTGTTCGACATCATGGCCCGGCGCGACATCGCGCAGGAGAAGGCCCTTCGGGCGAAGATTCTGGCCGAAACCCCGAAGCCTCCGGCCAGCGACCCCAACAGCGAGGAAGCCAAGCGCAAGGACAAGGAGAACCTGCGCAGACTGTTCGGGCTTCCTTCCACGAGCAAATAACCAAAGGAGGAAATGAAAAATGGCTGAGTATCCGAACACCATCGCCCTTGCACAGCGGTACCTGCCGCTGCTGGACGAAGTTTACAAGTACAGTTCCCGTTCCGCCATCCTGGATAGCCAGAATGTGCAGTTCGTCGGCGGCAACGCCGTGAAGGTCTACAAGACCAGCATGGACGGCCTGGCCGACTACAGCCGCAATGCGGGCTACGTGATCGGCGGCGTCAACGGTTCCTGGGAGACCATGACCCTGAGTCAGGATCGCGGCAGGTCCTTCCAGATCGACAGGATGGACAACGAGGAGACCCTGGACCTGGCCTTCGGCACCCTGGCGGGCGAGTTCGTGCGCACCAAGGTGGTCCCCGAGGTGGACGCCTACACCTTCGCTGCTCTGGCCGGTGCCACCGGCATTCAGAGCGCGAACGCGGACATCACCGTGGGCACCACGGACGTGCCCAACCTGATCGACACCGCCACCAAGGCGATGAACGAGGCGGAGGTCCCCGAGGAGGGCCGCATCCTGTTCATCAGCGAGACGGCGTATCAGGGCCTGAAGGAGAAGATCGCCCGCTTCACCGAGAACGGCGAGCGCAACATCTACAACGGCGTGGAGGCCTACAACGGCATGCGCGTGATCCGCGTGCCCCAGACCCGCTTCTACACCGCCATCACCCAGTATGACGGCACGACCGCAGGCCAGACCGCTGGCGGCTACATCGGCACCCCGACCACGGGCTACAACATCAACTTCCTGATGGTGCATCCCAGCGCGGTGCTGAAGGTGATGAAGCATGTGCTGCCGCGCATCTTCACCCCCGACATCAACCAGAGCGCCGATGCCTGGAAGTTCGACTACCGTGCGTACTGGGATGCGTTCGTGTACGAGAACAAGGCGAAGGGCGTGTACCTGCATCGTGCGGCCACGGCTCTGTCCTGATGAGGTGAGCGCATGGCTGTGATGCAGACGCCTCACGGCCGCGTGATCGGGCTGATCCTTTCCAAAGAGGACCAGCCCGAACCCAAGGCCGTTGAGAAGGAACCGGAACCGGCGGCAAAGGCCGCTGCCCCGGTCAAGAAAGCGGGACGACCCGCGAAGAAGTGAGCCGTAGGAGGTGGGCCGTATGACATCTGAAGCGAAACTGGCGATGGTCAAGGCGATTCTGCGCATTGACGATACCGACACTTCGGAGGACGCGCTGATTACGACCTACCTGGATATGGCGGCGCAGGAAATATTGGGGTGGCGATATTCCAACGCGAACCCGGACAACGTGCCGGAGGCGGTGCCCGGCGAATACGAGATGACGCAGGTACAGGCGGTTATCAACGGCTACACGCAGGCGGGCGTCGAGGGGCAGGTGCTGTCCATCGAGAACGGCGTACACCGCCACTTCCAGTATGCGGACATGGTGGAGTACGTGCGGGCGCATGTGATTCCCTTCGCCGGTGTGCTGAGGAGCAAGAGTGCGTCTGTGTGCCCGTGTAATTGCGGATGCACTTCTGCCGCGGAGGACGGCGCAGTAGACGACCAAAGCGCCGCAACGGATGGCGGTGACGGAGCATGAGGGGCGCGAACCGCAACAAGCAGCCGTTCTGGTATGCGATGTATACGCAGACCGGCGAGGGCACCGACGAGTACGGGAATATCGTTTCCCAATACGCGAACTACGGCGATCCCGTGAAGACGTGGGGCAACATCTCCCCGGCGAAGGGCGAGGTGGTGTCACGACAGTTTGGCGACGATGACCTGTATGACAGGGTGATCGGGCCGCTGCCCATCAACACACCCATCGACGAGTACGCGGTGCTGTGGGTGGACGTGACGCCGGAACTGGACGAGGAAGGGCATCTGGCGCTGAATGAGGACGGGCAGCCGGTGACGCCGCACAACTACATCGTGCGGAAGAAGGCGCCGAGTTTGCCGAAGTTTGGCGGCGTGATGCTTGCCATCGACAAGGTGACGGTGATGTGACATGAGGGGCAGCATCGACGAGATCATCAAGGGGCTGGAAGACTACAAGCGAAGCTTGAAGTCCAAGGCGGACGCGCTGGTGAAGGCGCTGGCGGAGGCGGGCTGCGAAGCTGTGAGCATCACCTATGGCGCATGGCCCTACAAGGGGTCCAGGGAAGCCGAGGTGACTGTGGAGCAGCGCGGGCCTGCCCAATATGCCATCGTAGCAAGCGGTGAAACCGTGCTGATATTGGAGTTCGGCGCGGGCGTGAGCTACAGCGCGATACAGCATCCGCTGGCCGAAGAAATGGGCTATGGCCCGGGCACCTATCCCGGACAGGTTCACGCCATGGACCCGCGAGGCTGGTATTTACCAAAGAGCGCAGCGGGGAGAAACGGTGTACATACCTACGGCAACGCGCCCAGCATGGCGATGTACAACACGGGCAAGAGCCTGCGTGAAGTGGTTCAGCAGGTGGCGAAGGAGGTGTTCGGAGGATGATCGACCTTGAGAGTCCCCTGTTTACCGAGATCGCGACGGCGCTGAGGAGCGCGTACAAGGGCATCACCGTGTACGGCGAATATGTGCCCGCGCCAGCGGGGTTTCCGTCGGTTTCCATCGTGGAGATGGACAACGCGACGTTCCTGCCCACATGGTCCAATCGGGCCATGGAAAAGTACACAGAGGTTATGTACGAGGTGAACGTGTACAGCAACCTCTCCAAGGGCAAGAAGGCCCAGGCGAAGGCGATCATGGGCACGATTGATGGGATGCTTCAAGAGTATGGGTTTGAGCGAATTGCCTGCCAGCCCATACAGAACATGAACGACGCGACAATCTACCGCATGGTGGCGAGATACCGGGCGGTAGTGAGCGACGATTTGACCATCTATAGGAGGTAGAGAACTATGTCTCAGGCTATCAATACTTTTCAGGCCACTCTGATGCAGGGTACCGGCAGTGGCACGCTGACCTGGGAGCAGTTGATCGAGATCAAAGACTTCCCGGATCTCATTGGGACCGTGGAGGCCCTGGAAAAGACGACCACTTCCGACCCCCAGAGGACCTTCATTGAGGGCATCATCAACAACGAGCAGAAGACCTTCACCTGCAACTACAACCCCGCCGACTACGCGAAGATCGTGGCGCTGGAGGGCCAGGAGCTGAACCTGGGCGTTTGGTTCGGCTACACCAAGAGCGGCGCCACCTATACGCCGGACGGCAGCATGGGCAAGTTCCAGGGCAAGGGCTATGTCCGCGCGGGCGTGCCGGGCAAGAGCATCAACGAGGTCGTGGACATGACGGTGACGCTGACCATGACCGAGGGCTTTGTGCTGGTGAGCGACTGACAGCGATTGCGCGTATCGGTTAGAACGCGACAATGTACAGGCGTTTGGGGCAAGGCTGGATTTTCCCTTGCCCCTGGCACCTGGAGCAACGACATATCCGTGGAGTGATAAGTACAATGGCACGAAAAATGAAGGGAGATAAAACCATGAGCGATATCAAGAAGATCAACGCCATCGAATTCGACTATGACGGCAAGCACTATTGTCTTGAATATACGCCGGACACCATCAAGACGATGGAGAACCACGGCTTCAACATCAGCGAGATCGGCGACAAGCCTGCGACCCGCATCGAGCAGCTCTGGACCGGCGCGTTCCTGGCGAACCATCGCAAGGCGGCGGGCGACGGCATTGCCATGAAGATTTTCGGCAAGATGAAGAACCGTGAAGCCCTGCTGAGGAAGCTGACCGAGATGTACAACAACACGCTGGAGTACCTGCTGCCCGATGAGGACGACGAGGGAAACGTGGAGTGGACGACGACCCTGTAAGGGAAGGATCGCCGGATAACGCTGAAGATGGGAGTGATGGGGAGAATACTGTCACTCCCATCAGTTTAGCGGAGATGTTTATGCAGATATGTCCGGCCTACATGGCGATGGGCATGACGTGGAACGAGTTCTGGCACAGCAACACCAAGGTCCACCGGGCATACCGGGAGGCGTGGCGGCAGAGGAAGGCTTATCGCAACTGGGAGATGTGGTGGCAGGGCGGCTACATCTACGAGGCGCTTTTGAAGGTGGCACCGGTGATGCGGGCCGCGTTCGGCAAGGGCAAGGTTGAACCCGGGAAATACTCTGAGGAGCCCTATCCGCTGTCGCAGAAGGAAGCGGACGAGAGAGCGGAGGCCAGACGCAGGCAGAGGATGGAGCAGATGCTGGCGATGTTCAAGCGGGAGAGCGCGGAGAATGTGCGAAAGCGGGAACTGGAAGCAAAGGAGGATTGAGAATCATGGCGGACATTGATTCGATTTCCATTGAATTGACAGCGAATACCCAGTCAGCCGAAGATTCGATACAGCGGCTGATTGACACGCTGCGCATGTTGAACGCGGCGGCGATGGATTCCGCCAAGGAATCGAAGGTCGCCCAGTCGATCCGCAATCTTGCCAAAGCGGCCCGGGAAGTAAGCCCGAGTTCCGCCAAGAACGTTCTCGATCTGACTCTCGCCCTGCGCGAAATGGCGAAGATAGGCGATCTTTCCAGTCTTGCGGATGCCGGGAAGAACCTGACGGGTTTGGCGAAGGCAGTGAACAGCCTGGGAAAGGCTGGCAACGGCTTTGACGGCATGGCAAAGGGGCTGCGGGAGACCGGGGAGGCGTTTGACAGCATCAGGGACAAGGACGTCGGCAAGGTGCAGCAGATTGCGGACGACCTGTCCGGAATGACGCGCGGGCCGCTGTTTACCAGCAATGTGGAGAACGAGGGACCTGAGCTTGGGGGTATGAGCACGCCCTCCATTGGCGGAAGCGAAAAGATTCTCAGTTCAAATCCATATATCACCCTTACAAGTATGAGCACGCCCTCCATTGGCGGAAGCGAAATCGCGGAAGAGGTTGAAAGCATCGTCCAGGGCGCGGACAGCATCATGGATAAACTGGGTGGCATCGCCCAGGGCGCGGAGGGCACCGGCGGGGAACTTGAAGACCTTCTGAATGCGAACAGCAAGCTGAGCGGAGAGTTTGAAACGCTGATCGAGGACGCGTCTGATACAAGCGACAAGCTGGGAAATATCGGCGATTCATCGCGGTTTGCAAAGATGTCGCTTGCCGAGATGGAGAGCATCATCGGGAGCGTGGAAAGCCAGTTACAGGCGTTGACCGGAAGCGCTGAAAACGCGAACGAAGCGATACGTGAAGTAAGCGGCTCAGAACTTCCGACGCAGAGCCCGTATCAGTCAACCAAGATAGGGGAGTTTGACGTATCCGAGCGGTTCGCGAATTTCAGGATGGAGCCGCTGGAAAATGGGTTTACCGAAGCGAACGATTCGGCGCGGTGGTTTTCACTGAGCATCAGTGACGTCACAAACGCGCTCAAGGATATGTTCAACAGCGGCATCTCCAGGGTTATCGGCGGACTTTCCATGTTTTTTAACAGGGCCAGGGAATCCGAGGAAGAAACCAAGAGTTTCAAGGAGAGACTGACAGAGCTGTTTGGTGTTTCCAACAGGTTCTCGACCGGCATTGTCACGTTTGGCAAGGGAATTTCGACAATACCGAGGTACTTCGGTGGGCAGTTTATCGGAAGCATACAGCGTGCGGTGAAGGGCTTTACCGGGCTGTACAAGTCGATTGCGCGCGTGGCGAGGTACCGGCTGATCCGCTCGGCGATCAAACTGCTTACACAGGGCATTGGCGAGGGCATTAAAAACCTGTACGCATGGAGCAAGACGGCTGACCACACGTTTGCGGCCAGCATGGACAGGATTGCCACGGCGTCACAGTATATGGGAAACAGCTTTGCGGCGATGGCCAGTCCGCTGGTCAACGCTATTTCGCCTGCCATTGATTTTATCGCGGACCGGTTCGTGGAGTTGTTCAACCTGATCAACCAGATATTCGCGCGGTTGAGCGGTGCGACTTCCTATACGGCGGCGAAGAAGGTGGCGGCGCAGTGGGAGGACGCAAGCAAGAGCGCCAGCGGCAGCGCGAAGAAGGCCGCGGACGAGATCAAGCGGACGCTACTGGGCTTTGACGAGATCAACAAATTGAACGACAACAACAAGTCGTCCAGCAGCGGGGGGAGCGGTTCCGGAACCAGCGGGGCCAATGCATCGAGCATGTTTGAGACGCGGCCCATCGAAGGCGGCGTGAGCAGCTTTGCGGATCAACTGAAGTCCGCGTTTGAAAACGCCAACTGGAAAGAACTTGGCACGACGCTTGGCGAAAAAGTAAACGAGCTGGTGGAAAAAATCAACTTCGCGGACGCGGGTAAGAAGGTCGGCAAAGCGATCAACGCCTGGTTCTCGACCAAATACTGGACGCTGGAGACCATCAACTTCACTGATATAGGCAAAAAGATTGCCGAGTTCCTGAACAAGGGTCTGGAAGAGATTGACTTCAAGACGCTCGGCGCTTCCCTGGTGCAGAACATGACCATCATCGGCGATCTGGTGATCGGCTGGTTCACCAATTTCAATTGGGGAGCGTTCGCGTCGGATTTGAGCGACTTTGTGAAGGGCATGTACGACCAGCTTACAAAGTGGTTCAAAAAGCAGGACTGGAAGAAGATCGGGACGGACATAGGCAACGCCATCGCGGAGTTTGTCGGGAATATCGACTACGCCGGGCTTGCCAACAGCTTCTATGAGGCGCTGGACGCCGCGATGACGGCGGGGCTTGAGCTGCTCGGGAATTTCTTCGACGCCCTGGCGGATAAGTTCAAGACAGCCGTGAACTGGGATTCGCTGAGCGATGGCGCCCGGACTGCCATAACCGCAGTGACCGCCATTATCAGCGCAGGATTGCTTGCGGTAGGCGGCGTACTGGCGTTCAGCGGCGCAAATATCCCGCTCGGTATTGGCCTGCTGGCCGCGGGCGCAGTTGGACTGGGAACGGCAATTTCCCTGAATGCAGATTTGAGCGACTGGATAGAGAAACACATTGAACTCCTGAAGGGCATTTTGTCCGGCGCGCTGCTCGTGATTGGCGGAATACTGACATTCACCGGAGCCAATCTGCCGCTGGGCCTTGGGCTGATGGCGGCTGGGGCTGTTGGACTTGCTGGTACGGTTGGCGCTAACTTTGATATTATCGTTGAGCAGTTGCGAGGGCCAATACTTGCCGCAACGTCGCTGATAAGCGGAGCGCTGTTGCTTCTTGGCGTAATCTCGCTGATCGGCGGCGCGATCCCGCTGGGCATCGGGCTGCTTCTCGCCGGAACGGCTGGCCTTGCGTCTGCCGTTGCGGCGAACTGGGACAGCCTTAAAGATATTGGCAAGACGGCCATCAAGAAGGTTAAAGAGGGCTGGGAAAGCATCAAGAGCCTGGCGGTATCGGCGACGGTGGCTATCGCAACCAAAGCGAAAGAACTTTGGGATAGCGTAAAAAAGGGCTGGGACAACCTGAAGAAGGACGCCCTCAGTTTTGCCGTCGGTGTGATTAACGGTGTAGTCGGATGGTGGGACAGCGTCAAGGGCTGGTGGAACGGCCTTGTAAAGAAGGGCGCGAGTTTTGCCGTCAGTGTGATTAACGGCGTAGCCGGATGGTGGGACAGCGTCAAGGGCTGGTGGAACGGCCTTGTAAAGAAGGGCGCGAGTTTTGCCGTCAGTGTGGTTAACGGCGTAGCTGGATGGTGGGACAGCGTCAAGGGCTGGTGGAACGGCCTTGTAAAGAAGGGCGCGAGTTTTGCCGTCAGT